TGTTTTGCGGCCCATCATTAGTGAGATTTCAGGAAGAACAGGCATAAAAAACCCGCTGAACGGCGGGTTTCTTTTTTGTTCTGTTGCTAAGCGACCTACCCTTATTGCGGAGGATCCAATATCGGTTCTCGCTATCGTCAGGGTCTTATCCACGAAACCAGTTTGGTAGAGCTTTATTCTCTCGTTGGCGTCGGCCAGCATGAAATTCCAATGGACCTTTGCCAGTTCGCTAATGAAGTCACAATGTTAAAGGAATGTCTAATACTGCCGATATGTTACTTACCTGCGTCCTGAACGTGGGGTTGATAATAAACCTAAGGGATTTGTGCCCGTTCCTGTACGGGCTTTTTTTCTCTCTTCAGTACACTCAAGAATGCGGCTAATGATAATTACTGCTAAACGTCATGCTGTCGTTACGCTTTCAGCGCGTTAATCTCAGCCTGCAGCCGGACGACCTGCGCAGTGAGGTTATCGACAGTATCCATAAGAACGAGAATGGCCTCATGGTGAAGCGCTCCAACGCCTGCGACATTCAGAGACAGGAATCCGTCATTATCCTCCCCGACAACTTCCGGTAGAACCTTTTGCACTTCCTGGGCAATATACCCGGCAGAGTCAACATCCCCCTTTTTATAAGTGAAAGTCTTCCCATGAAAAAAGCGCATTTTCTCAATAGGGTTTTCAATAGTTTTAATGTTGTATTTCAGTCGCTCATCGGACGGGTTGTTCCACGTTCCCCCGCCAGCGTTGCCGTTAGCACCGAAGAGATAAGACGACCATACATTTGACGATCCCCCATTGACGTTAATTTGAACCCGGTCGAGGTTAGTAGAACCTCCTCTTACGCCACCAACAGACCAGCCTGCGGTGTACCAGCCACCGGAGAGCTGACTTACAAAACTCCCTTCGCTACTGTCATTTGTAACGTTGTTTAATTCAATGTAGTTGTTGGATTCAGCCCGCCATGCCTTAACCCCACAGCCGCCTCCCGGACTGGTGTGAATGTCGGAAAATACACTGCCAGCAGCATTCACTGTCATTTTGCCAGTTACCTGCACGTTGCCGTTTACAACACCGCCTGAATCAGTGCTCAGTGCCTTTACGTCCGCTGCTGCCAGGGTAACTGTATCTTTTCTGTTTGCCATGATTTAACTCCTAAGCCCACACGCGAGCCGGTGTTTTCGGTGTAACAACAAAGTCGTTCAGCCCGGATAAATCGAGCGAGTCATTCATGACCCGCAAATTGACGTGATAGCCGGGTTCAGTGGTGTATTTAATAATTTCGCTTTCTTCTCCGGGATTGATAACTTCAAGAGGGACAGTGATAACGCCGACGATATCCAGACTGATATCAGGATGATATAAACCACCCTGCCCTTCATCATTAACAAATCCCGCCGCGATTAATTGCGTGCGCATTTCGTTAGCGTCGGGAAATCGCAGATATAAATCCATCATTAGCGTAGTCCTTTAATTTGATTAGGAGTTAATGCGCGGTGCCATATGCGCAAATTGCGAATGTGGCCGTTTAGCACTCTTTGCCCATATGCTGTAGAACCTGCTCCCCAGCCAATAAGTATTTTATCCGGGACTGTAGGTGCAGGATTTCCAGGTGTAGGTCTCGCCGCTGTGGCTATTTCAGTAATCTCACCATCAAGGCTCAATTTATTTTTTATAAGGTCTGTAGAAAAAACAACGTTATGAATTAAATCATCATCTATGCGCCTGGAGCTTTGGTTAAAATTCGAAGCTCCATACATACTTCTTAATTTACCCAAGACCGACGACGATGAAGGGTCTACATATGTCATTACGTATTCAGCACTGGACGGATAGAAACTTAGAATCCCTCTACGTGCCGAGGTAGACGTGGCGGCAATGACCGGTCCGATTAAGTGCACCTCCGCACTGTAGGTAAAGGGGCCAAAGTAGTTTTCATTGCCTGAGCGCTGGATTGTAGGAATGTCTGCCGCTCGGGTAGCCGGGGAAGCCCCTGATATAATAAACGAGCTTGCATTCGGACCTAATTCCACTTGGGGCATTTGTAGTGCGCAGGTTTCGCCAGTTGCAATATTATTATTTACGTTACTTAAATCATAAATCAAAAACTGTGCAAAAAATTCCGTTCCTTCAATATCAGCTACATAAGTGGTTTTAATAGTTATATAGCCATCAGAACCAAGAACGGCAGAGCTAATAACTTTATCTATAGCACCGATTAACTCCCCTTGAGGGTTGTAATAACAACCTCCTATATAGCTCGTGCCATTCCCCACTCGCACTCTGAAGCGAAGATTTACGGACAATTTAACGCGGCACGATATAGAAAGGGTTTCACCAATAGCCAGGGCAATAACGTTGGACCTGGAGTCCAAAAGATTCATGTTAGTTTTGCCAGTAGTGGTGGTGTACTGTCCTGTCGGTGCTTTTGTATTGCCGTCAATAGCGCTAACAAGCGTTAGTGTTGAATCAACATTACTAACGCTTTTCCATTGCGAAGGATCGTTTGAATACCTGAAATAGTTAGTGCGCTGTCCCTCAATCAATAACCCCTCTTTTTCAAAGCGCGGCTCATCAATTTTAGCGGTCTGTAATACACCGGATTTGTCGATATACGTCGCTTCGGTTGGCCGGATGATGGTCGCTGATTTTGTTGCCAACTCAAGCATCTGCCCGGAAATCATCAGCCGGTCGTAAGGCGCAAACCCAGCCAGCAGGCGCAGGTCATCATTCAGCGGAAGCCAGACGTCAGGGAACGGGGCTTCCTCATAAGGTACAGACGTCAGTTTCTGCGCGGCGGCCAGTGAGGCGGCGGCACTACTGGCGCTGGCCGCAGCGTTATTTTCTGAAGTCTTTGAATTGTCCTCAGAAGTTTTTGCGTTCGTCTCGGAGGTTTTGGCATTCGTTTCGCTGGTCTTGGCTGCTGAAGCGCTGCTTGCTGCTGCGGTCTTTGATGAGTTCGCATTCGTCTCAGAGGTTTTTGCGTTCGTTTCTGAGGTTTTGGCAGCAGCAGCGCTGGCTCCTGCCGCACCCGCCTGGGAGATCAGTTTCGTCCAGCTTGGACCCGTTTTTTTCGAGCCATCTGCCAGGGTTACGGTGACGTCACCGGCGCCCGATAAAATCAGGTCCTGGTTGATGATACTGCCTTGCGCCAGGCGAAACCCTTCTGTGACGGCTTTCGCCAAATCGTCATCAAGTGTGGCCATTCGTGATGTCCTTAAAATAAAAAACCAGCCGGAGCTGGGTTATTGAGGTGTGGTTATGAGGATCAGGAGGAGAAAGAGCCGGTACCGCGCGTTACCGTCATTGTCGGGGCGGTAACACCCACCGACGCATTACTGGAAGTAACGGTGATGCTGGCGTCGATACGCTGGCCGCCCATGCCGGACGCCGCATGTCGGGCGGTGAGCCATACCCCACCAATGGGGACATCGTAGTTAATCGTGCGGGTGTTGCCTGCAATGACCATCTGCACGGTGGCCGTGACCGCACCTGTAATCCCTCGCACGTAGATCATCGCCTCCACAACGGCGTTTTTGCCGAGTCCGTTATTGCTGGAATCGGTGTAATGCATGTTCACGGTCGCAGTTGCGATGCCGTTTGATCTGCCGGTGGCGTCGGGGAATACCCCAGTGTTTGCCACGTCTCCAATGAAAGATGTTGCCTCTACGGTGCCCTTAAAGCTGCCGTCCGTCGCGTAAACCGTCCCGGAAAAACTCCCGTTAGTGGCGTAAACTGTTCCTCTTATTGTCACGCTATTGAAATAGGCAGAGCCGTCTTTTCTGATGCACCAGCCACGCCCGTTCGGGTCCCATGGCCCCAGGTCGTTCCAGTCGCTGGAGCTGATCTGGAATCCGATTTTGGCGTTATCAATCGAGCCATCCTGGATGAATGCCGAACGCAGGAACATCTGCCCGCCGGTCGCCGCAAACACCAGCTCCTGTCCGTTCGTCGTCGGGTTATAAACCGCGAACGTATCGGCAGAAATCAGGAAGTTTGAGGAGCCAGCGGCATCAATGCCCAGCTGGATACCCGCGATGCGTTTAACACCGTTCGCCTCCACCTGGACTTTAACGCCCCACTGCGCGGAGAGCTTGCCGTTGATATCAGCAACAGCCTGGCTGGTCGTCTGGACATTCGCATTTGTTTGCCCAATAGATGCCGTGACCTGCTCAATGCTGGTCGCGGTAGCGCTCTCCAGATCCGTAACGGCTTTATCAATGCGCGTGATGGCTGCGGCGTTAGTCTGGCCGTTTTGCTCAACCGTGGCCTTAAGCGTCGTGACCTGCTCAGCTACAGCGCTTGTGGCATCCGCGGCGGTCTTCCGGGCCTCGGTGATCTCGGCCATCGTTTTCGTTTCGCCAACGGCAAACGTGACGCGCTGATCCGAAAACGCAAAGAAGTTGGCAATGGCATTGCTGACGCTACCGACAATGCCGGCATCGCGGCTGGCCGTGTTACCATCCACATCCACTTTCAGACTGTCGATACGGCGACCGAGCGAGCTGTCTGCATCCGTGCGGGCCGTGGTTTCCGTGCTGATGTCCGCCGTGTTCTGGTCTGTTGTGGCTTTTACAGCAGCCAGCGCGGTAGTCTGAGCCTTGTTGTTATCGGCTACGGCTTTATCGATACGCGTGATATCGCCGGTATTTTTCCCGACGGTGGTCTGCAGGCCCGACAGCGTTGTAGCCTGCGCCTCCTGCTCAGTCGTCAG